CGGCAAAGAACGCAAGCATGGCTATTTGGCTGGGGAAACAGTACCTTGGGCAGCGTGATATTGTTGAGCTGGGTTTGCCGACGGACAACACAAAGGACGACGCATTGAGCGTGAGCCTGCGTGAAATGGCAGAGGGGTTGGAAAGCGATGATTAGCGCAAAGCAGCAGAAGACCCTTGCCTTCCCCTTTTCCAAGTATGACGCGCTGATCTGTGACGGCGCGGTGCGTTCCGGCAAAACCTCCATCATGATGTGGGCGTTCGTCCGCTGGGCGATGGAGAATTTCAGCGGCCAGCGATTCGGCGTGTGTGGCCGCACGGTGGATAGCTGCACCAAGAACATCATCGTGCCGTTTACGGCGATGAGCCTTGCCAAAGAGCGCTATATCATACGCTGGCGGCGCGGCGATAAGGTAATGGAAGTGCGGCGCGGTGCCGTGACAAACTACTTTGAAGTGTTCGGCGGCAAGGACGAGGCAAGCTATACGCTGATCCAAGGCCGCACGCTGGCGGGCGTTCTGCTGGACGAAGTGGTGCTGATGCCGCGCTCGTTTGTGGAACAGGCGCTTGCACGATGCTCTGTAGACGGTGCAAAGCTGTGGTTCTCTTGCAACCCCGGAAGCCCGCACCACTGGTTTTATCAGGAGTGGATTAAGCGACACCGCGAACGGAACACGCTATATCTGCACTTCGAAATGACCGACAACCCCGGTTTGAGTGATAAGACGCTTGCGCGCTATGAAAACATGTATGCCGGCATTTTCTATGACCGGTATGTGCGCGGATTATGGGTAGCTGCCGAGGGCATTGTTTACAAAGACTTTGCTAACGACACAGAAAAGTATTTGATCGACGATCCGTTGAAATGGGCGGAAGAAAACGATACAAAGTTCTCCGTTATTTCCATTGGCGTTGACTTCGGCGGCACGAAATCCGCGACAAAGTTTCAGGCGACCGGGATTACAAAAGATTATCGAGTGGCCGCGCTGGAAGAGGAATACATCAAGAACGAAGAGATTGACCCTGACGAACTGAATAGGCGCTTTGCTATGTTCTGCCAAATGGTTACGGCAAAGTACGGATACAGCCAGACGCGGGCAGACAGTGCGGAAACGGTGCTAATTCGTGGATTAGATCATACCGCGCAGAAGATGCACCTCGGCACGCAGGTCAAGAACGCAATGAAACTGCAAATTACAGATAGAATCAGGCTCGTGGTGCTGCTGATGAAGCAGGGGCGTTTTAAGGTTTCGCGCAGCTGTCCGCACTTGATTGATGCACTGCAAACTGCAATTTATGATCCTGACAAGTTCGAGGACGAGCGCCTTGACGATGGAACATCTGATATTGACAGCCTTGACGCATTTGAGTACAGCATTGAGCCGTACTACAAGGAATTGGAGCGCGCAGGGCACATGAGGACGGTGAAACAGTGAACATTCGCAGAGCACTTAAAGAATTGGGCTTTGACACGATCAATAGCAAATTCTACGACCTGATCGATGTATGGAAATCATGGTATGACGGCGATGTAAAAGACTTCCACAGTTATACGGTGTGGAATGGCATCGAAGAACTGGAATGCCACAGATATTCCGTCAACATGGGCAAGAAAGTCTGCGAGGACTGGGCGAACCTGCTGATGAACGAGCGCGTGAATATCACGCTTGAGGGCAAGAAGGAGCAGGAATTTGTAGATGCGATTCTTGCCGATAATAACTGGGAAGTCAAATCCAATGAATTGCAGGAGCGGAAATCCGCTGTTGGTACAGTTGCTTATGTTCCAATCATGGAGGATATGAGCGTTGACCCTGATACAGCAGAGATCGCTAACCCCGGAAGAATTCATATCAACTATGTATCCGCTGCAAACATCTACCCGTTGACGTGGGACAATGGCATTATTCGTGAGTGCGCTTTTGCATGGACAAAACGAGTTGATGATACGGAATACATCTACATTCAGGTGCATCGGCTGAACGGTGGCGAATACGACATTGAAAACCACCTGTACGATGCGGAGGAAGTCCCATTAACCAGCGTGAGAGGATTTGAAGCAATTCCCCCTGTTGTCCACACAGGAAGCGCCAAGCCGCAGTTTGTCATTGACCGTCTGAACATTGCGAACTCTGATGAAGATAACCCTATGGGCGTTGCAGTGTTCGCTTCCGCCATCGACCAGCTCAAAAGCGTTGATATTACATACGATAGTTATGTGAATGAGTTTGTGCTGGGGAAAAAGCGCATCGTGGTACAGCCGGAAGCAACCAAGGACATCAACGGTAGGCCGGTCTTTGATAAGCGCGAAACGGTTTACTACGTTCTCCCGGAAGATCGCGCATCTGATGGAAACATTTTGCAACAGGTCGATATGACGCTGCGCACAGCAGAGTTTAACACCGGTATGCAAGATATGCTCAACATATTGTCGAGCAAATGCGGCTTTGGCGAGAATCATTACAAATTCGATCAGACAAGCATTGCCACGGCCACACAGGTCATTAGCGAGAATAGCACCATGTTCCGCACGATTAGGAAGCATGAAATTATCCTCGAGCAAGCGATTACGGTGCTGTGTCGCATTTTGCTTCGCATGGGCAATCGCTATATGGACGCAGGACTTGATGAGGAAGTTGAAATCTCCATTGACTTTGATGACAGCATCATTGAGGACAAGCAAACCGATTTTTCCCGTGATATGCAGCTCTTGCAGGCAGGCATTATGAACGATTGGGAGTTCCGCATGAAGTGGATGAACGAGGGCGAAGCGACTGCAAAGGCGGCGTTGCCGAAGATGCAGGACATGACAGCCGAGGAAGAAGATGAGGTGGAGTGATGGGCTTTGGAGAAAATAATGGGACTTTTGGGGTTGTGAAAAATGAGCCGGTATCCATTTACCCCGGAACTACTTGATGCGCTGCCGGAAGAACTGGCGGAACTGTTCCGTGCGCTTGAAATCACGCTGCTGGAAGAAATCTGCTCCCGTTTGAAAGCTGCGGATGAGCTGAACGAGGTAACGGTGCAAGATATTCAAGCGTTGCGGTCGCATGGCATTGACCTTAAAAGCATCGAAGAATCTATTAGCAAAACAGCAGGAATTAGCAAACAAAAGCTAAATAGTTTGCTTAATGACGTTGTAGAGCGTAACCAGAAGTATTACACCGAAGTCATCGACCTTGCGCATGTAACGCAGCCAGAAACGCTTGTAGATGCGGCTACAGTGGATGCAATTAAGCGGCAGACCCATGATACATTCCGCAATTTAACGGCTTCTATGGGTTTCCTTGTGGGCAACACGATGTTAAAGCCCGCTCGCGCTTATCAGTGGGCTTTGGATAACGCAGAGATGCAGATCCAGAGCGGCGCAATCAGCTACAATCAGGCTATTGCAAACGTTGTAAGGCAGCTCGCAGATAGTGGCATTAGAGTTGTAGACTACGAAAGCGGGCATCGTGATTTCATTGATGTAGCGGCGCGCAGGGCCGTGATGACTGGCGTAAATCAAATTTGCGCTAAATATACGGAGCAGTCGGCGCAGTATCTCGAAACTCCGTATTTTGAGGTTTCCGCCCATGCTGGCGCGAGAGATAAGCCTGGGCCGTCACCGTGGTCAAGCCATAAGGACTGGCAAGGCAAGGTATACAGTATTCGCGCAGGGGACATCTACCCGAGCATTTACGATGTGTGCGGTCTTGGGGCTGTTGATGGACTTGAGGGGGCTAACTGTCGGCATCGCCGCAACGTTTGGGTTGAGGGCGTAAGCGAACGCACATACACAGACGAACAGCTTGCCCATATTGATGATGATCTCGGATGCGATTTTGACGGAAAGAAATACACTGCATACGAAGCAACGCAGATGCAGCGGCGCGTTGAGCGCGAGGCACGCAAACTAAAGCGCGAAAAAGCTGCTTACAAGGCCGCAGGATTGCATGAAGATGAGACTGCGGTAAACATAAGGCTGCGGCGGTTAAACGCGAAATACAAAGCGTTCAGCGTGGCGGCAGGACTGCCGGAGCAGCGGGAAAGAATGAAGGTGCTGTATTGAACTGGGAAGAAGTCAAAAAGGCAATCGATGCAATTTTGAAGCGCGGAAACGATGCTGAAATACGCCGAAAAGGCGACGGGTACATCGTTTTAGAGGTCAAGAAAACAATCAAATATTCAACGTTTTTCTCGGTGGGTGGCTCTTTTGTTTTAGGTAAAACCCGCAAGGTACAGCGGTTTTTATACAACGTTCGCCCCCGAAGAATTGGGGCCAAGGAAAAGGAGAACGAATAACATGGCGAAATTTACGAGAGCGGAAATCAGGAATATTCTCGGCGAGACTTGCACCGAAGAGATCGAAAATCGCTTGGTTGCGCTGCATCTGGGCGTGGTTGACCCCCTCAAGGACGATCTCACGAAGTACAAGGCGGACGCGGAGAAGCTGCCCGGTGTCCAGAAGGAATTGGACGACCTCAAGGCGGCGGGTGACGGCGGTTACAAGGAGAAGTACGAGAAAGAACACTCGGCCTTTGAAGCCTTTAAGACCGACATCACGGCAAAGGAAAGCAAGGCGGCAAAGGAAAAGGCCGTGCGTGCTTACTTTAAGAGCAAAAACATCACCGGCGCGAATCTCGACCTTGCTATGCGCGGCTGCGGCGAAGAAATGGCCGCATTGGAGCTGGACGGAGAAAAGATCAAGGACACCAAGTCTCTTGATGCGCTCGTAGACGGCACTTACAAGGGGCTTGTCTCCAAGCAGACCGTTCGCTTCGACACTGGCGCGCGCTTTAACGGCGGCGGGAAACCGATGACAAAGGACGAGATTATGCAAATCAATGACAGAGCGGAGCGGCGCGCTGCAATCGCCGCAAATATGGATTTGTTTAGAAAGGAAGAATAAAAATGGCTGCTGATCCTAATCTCATTAAGAAAGCTGACCTCGCGCGTGTGCGCGAAATTGAATTTACCGAAATGTTCGGCTATTCCATCAAAAAGCTGATGGAGGCCTTGGGTGTGACCCGCAAGATCGCAAAGCAGGCTGGAACTGTGCTCAAGAGCTACAAGGCCACTGGCACGCTGGAGAGCGGCGCTGTTGCTGAGGGTGAGACCATCCCCCTTAGCAAGTACAAGACCGAAGCCGTGAACTACAAGGAGATTACGCTTAAGAAGTGGCGCAAAGCCACCTCTGCCGAAGCAATCACCGATCGCGGCTACGATCAGGCGGTAGAGATGACTACCGACGAAATGCTCAAGGACGTCCAGAAGGGTATCCGAAAAGACTTTTTCGACTTCCTCGCAACCGGCACGGGCACGGCATCTGGTGCGACCTTCCAGGCAACCTTGGCACAGGCATGGGGCCAGCTGCAGGTGCTGTTTGAAGATGACGAGATCGGTGCGGTGTATTTTCTGAACCCGCTAGACGTTGCTGACTACCTCGCAAGCGCAAACATTACCTTGCAGACCGCGTTCGGCATGACTTACGTTGAGAACTTCCTCGGCCTTGGCACCGTGATTCTCAATTCCAGCGTTCCCAAGGGCAAGATTTACGCCACCGCCAAGGACAACATTGCCCTGTACTACATTCCTGTGAACGGCGCTGATCTTGGCGAGGTGTTCGATTTTACCACCGATGCCACCGGCTATATCGGTATCCATGAGGAACCCGATTACACCAACATGACCGCATCTGACACCGTTATCAACGGCATGGCTCTTTTCGCCGAGCGTATTGACGGCGTGGTGGTCGGCTCCATCACCCCGGCGGTGGGGGGCTAACTGAACTGCTGAATGAGCCTGACCCTGACACCCCGACTTTCTCCGACATGACAAAAGCTGAAATGCTTGCGTATGCCGATGAAAACGGGGTGGAAGGGGTCAGCAGTTCGATGAAAAAGGCTGAAATTCTCGCAGTTTTGGAAGGAGGGCACTGATGACTTACGCAGACTTTGAATACTACTCCGGCACTTACATGGGCGCCGTGAGCGAAAACGACTTTCCGCGTCTTGTTGTCCGCGCCAGCTCCTTCCTCGACTACTACACGCGCAACAGAGCACAAGACAACGCTGATCTGGACGCTGTAAAGATGTGCTGCTGTGCGCTGGTTGACAAGTATGCGGTCATCGAGGCGGCGCAAGCGCTTGCCATGAAGAACCTCACCAACGCTGCGGCGAAGGACGCAGAAGTCAAAAGCGAGACGGTAGGCAGCTGGTCCAGAACACTTGCAACGGGCGGAGAATCCGCCCTGTCTGCACTCAATGCGACGGACGGGGCAAAGAAACTGCTGGCGGAAACGTGCATGGAATACCTTGCCCATACCGGGCTGCTGTATCGCGGAGGTGGTTGTAGATGTACGCTCCCCACACTGTAACGATTTACAACATCGTGCAGGAGATCGACCCGACAACGCTTGATGAGGTCGAAAAGGTCTATACCACAATCCTGCGTGGCGTGATGTTGCAAGCGTCGAAGGGCGTGAACGTGCGCGAAAGCGGCCTTGAAAGCGCGGACGCTGTAAATCTGTATATCCCGTTCGCCGTGGAAGCGGTGGACGGGGTAACAGGTAAGCCGAAAACTTACATCGGCCCGCAATCGTTTTTCAAAGCAGCGGACAAATCTGGATTGTGGACGCTCTCATACAAGGGAAACGGTGGCATGACGTGCTTTGTGAAGGGCGAATTCGTTTCGGACGACATAACCGTCGTACTGAGCCATGACGATTGCTACAACGTGACCAAGGTTGACGCTATGGACTACGGTAGACCTGATATGCAGCACTGGGAAGTCGGAGGTGCGTAATGGGCATCAAGTTTTCCGTGCACACTGACGGCATGGACGCTGTGAAAGAAGCCATTGCCAAAGCCTGCACACGCGCCGAGAACGTTTTAGCCGAGCAGATGGAGAAAGACACTCAGCCTTTTGTGCCGATGCTCACAGGCTCGTTAACGCAGCGCACAAGGGTAGTTGGCAACGACATCATCTACCCCGGCCCTTACGCGAGATTCCTGTATTACGGGAAAGTCATGGTTGACCCAAATACCGGCAGCACATACGCGCCAAAAGGCGGTACAAAGGTCGTGACTGACCGCAATTTAGTATTCAACCACACAGCGCACCCACAAGCACAAGCCCATTGGTGCGAAGCATCGAAAGCACAGAACCTTGATAAATGGTTGCGAGTAGCAGAAAAGGCGGTGAAGAAGCACGGAACAGATTAAAAAGACGGTATCGGCAGCGGAAGAGGATCAAGTCTCCAGAAAACTGCTTGCGTGGTTAAACACATTTCCTGACAAGCCGGTTGATTTGATTCGGTTCGAATTTCTTCCCGCCGATACTGCGGCGATGGCGCTGTCTACGATTCAAGCGGCATACATCGTACAGAAATATATCCTCGGTGGATATCAGGCGGAATACCAATTCAAGGTCATCTACCGCATGAAACCGGGGAACAGCAACGACAAACGGCTCAAAGCTGACGAGCTGCTTAACGCCTTGGGCGATTGGGCAACAAGCGAAACGCCACCTGACATTGGAGATGGTCGGAGCGTCATCCGTATTGAGCCGACAACGCGATCCTCGCTTTTTTCCGTGTATGAAAACGGTGACGAGGATCATCAAATCCTTATGAAAATGAACTACGAGGTGATTAAAAATGGCTGATATGACCTTTAACACCACGGCGGGGCAGACCGTAGACCGAGAACTTCTGATTGCGTGTCTCAACACGGGCGAAACTGGAACCCCCACGTGGTCGCCCTTCGGTACGCGCGTCACAGATTCCAGCATGGAATATGACTGGCAGGAGGATTCCTCGAAGGATATTCTTGGCACGACGCGCACGACCATGAAGAAACCCATCATCACGCAGACCTTTGACCCGTCCGATCTGGACGCTGGGGATCCTGCCATCGTCAAGATTTGGAATCTCGCGGTCAAGGAGCAGAACGCGGCGGCGCTGGCGAATCAGGACGTGCTGATTGTCCACGCCTATGCAGGCACGGCAAAGACCGCAGTATTTGCGGAGCGCTATTCGTCCTGCATGGTTAAGCCCTCTTCCCTCGGCGGCGAGGGTGGCGGCTTTATCGGTATGCCTATCGACGTGACGCTTGGCGGCACGCGCACGGTCGGCACTGCCGCTATCTCTGGCAGCACGATCACGTTTACCGAGGGCGAATAAGAAATAGAGGGCTGGCGTTTGTCAGCCCTCATTTTGGAGGAAGGTATGGAACTCACTTTTGATTCTGGCGTAAAAGAATACACAATTCGCGGCGTAAACGGCGTTGTTACCGTTTACTTTAATCCTGCGGACGTGAACTTTGCAAAGAAAGCATATAAAACCTTTGATGACCTGCGCGAGAAGCAGGAGACCCGTGCAAAGACGCTCGAAAAGGATATCCCCGATGATGAGCTTTTTGACATGGTTGATTCTCTCGACAAGGAAATGCGTAGCATCATCAATGATTTGTTCGGACAGGACATTGCCGATACGCTTTTTGGCAGCGTCAACGCCTATTCCGCGGCCAACGGTGCGCCGGTTTGGCAGAACTTTATGACCGTCATTATCGAGCAGTTTGATGATGCAGTAAAGCGCGAACAGGCGCTTGCCGATGAGAAAATCCGCAAGTATACGCAGAAATACCGTAAATGATGTACGATCTTCCAACGTCGCTGAACGTCTGCGGCGTTGACTATGAAATCCGCTCAGACTATCGCGCGGCACTGGACGTGCTGGCGGTATTTGCTGCGGTCAATCTGACTAACGAGCAAAAAGCGCTTGCTGCACTGGATATCTTTTATCCGGACTTCTTAAAAATGCCGGATGAGCACATCCCGGAAGCCGTGAAACAGATGACGTGGTTTCTCGATTGCGGTGACGATGGCGATAATCGTAAGCGTCCTAAGTTGATGGACTGGGAGCAAGACTTTCAATACATTGTGGCTCCCATCAACCACGTTGTGGGACATGAAGTGCGCGCAATGCCTTATTTCCATTGGTGGTCATTCGTCTCGGCGTACTACGAAATCGGGGATTGCTTGTTTGCAAACATCGTTCGAATCCGCAATCTGAAAGCAAAAGGGAAAACGCTCGACAAGTCGGATCGAGAATTTTACCGAGAAAACAGGCGGCTTGTCGATCTAAAGAAGCCGATGACGGAAGAAGAAAACGACACAATCAATGCGTGGTTGGGCAAAAAAACGCCCGACGCAAAATAGCATCGGGCGAAGATGGTTACTTATTTGCAATGAATTCAATTTCGTTTCCAGACCAAAAGTCGGGAGTAAAGCGGATTTCAATTTCTTCCCAGTCTTTAGGGACTTCGTATCCGACAACACCGGTCATTTTCTTACCGGCAGCAACGGCTCCGTCTAACTGGGTTTTATCGGTTGCGATAGTGGCCGAAATGCTCAGATTTGTCGAGTAGTCATCAACAGCGGTTTCTCCAACGCTAAACGTTTGTTTCTCCGCACTAGGATCATCGCCCATGTCGTTAATGCGGCGGCAATCATGCAAATGCCGAAAATAGCAATGATAATCCCCAATACTGGGTGGCGCTTTTTCTGCTTGGCTCCACACTGCGGGCAAGTGGTAGCGGATTTTGCGATAGATGCCCCGCATACCTTGCAAGTAGTCATCTTATCCATTTTTCATTCCTCCTTGCCATTATTTATGGCTTCTTGGATGATATCACGCAAAAAACCAAAAAGCAAGAAGGTGATATTATGGCTGACGGCGAAGTCGTATTTGAAGCGACTATTAGCGACAAAAAACTCCATCAGGAGTTGAACAAAGTAAAAAGCAATATCGAATCCCTGCAAAAGGAATTCAACCGGCTCGGCGACCAGAAAACGCCGATGGAAGACCGGCTGCGCAGCATCGGCGCAGAGTTGGATGCGGCAAAACAGAAGCTTGCCGATATGCGCACAGCGCCAAAAGGCACGTATGAGAAAATCGACGTGTCCGAGCAGGCCGAGCGCGTGCGAATGCTGCAAAGCGAATTTAACAAAACTGCAAATAGCATTGACAAACTCAACGAAAAGCTCAACAAAACCGGCGATAAGATTTCCGACGCGAAAACGCAGGCAGTCGAGCTAACACAGCAGATCGAGGGAAGAGCCAAAGGCGCAGGGCTGCGCAATGCAACCGAAGCGGCGGCAGATTCCATGAAAGTATTTGGACAGCGCGTAAAATCTGTTGTCCGCAGTGCCCTTGTTTTTACGGTTATTACCCAAGCATTAACAAAAGTGCGTGACTGGGTAAAAAATGTCGTAATGGTAAACTCTGATGCAAGAGAATCCATTGCGCAGCTTAAAGGAGCGCTTTTGACGCTGGCGCAGCCTCTTGTAAGTGTAATTGTCCCCGCCTTTACACTGCTTGTAAAAGTTATTACGGCAGTAGTCTCGCAGATCACGCGTCTTGTGGCGCTTATCTCCGGCAAGAGCGTCAAGGCAACTGCTAACTCGGCAAAGGCGCTGAACAAAGAGACCAGTGCATTAAAGGGAACGGGCAGTGCCGCGAAGAAAGCGGCAAGTCAGCTTGCGGCGTTTGATGAGATCAACCAGATTTCCACCGATACCGCAAACGATGCAGGCGGTGGCGCATCCGCTGACGCAATCACTCCGGACTTTAGCTACATGGACGACATCAGCGACCGCTTAAAAAAAATCGCCGATGCAGTCATGCTCATTGCGGCAGGCTTAGCGCTGTGGAAAATCAGCAGCAGTTTGCCGGGGGTGCTTGGCACTATTCTGCAAAAGCTCGGCGGCATCCTCATCGCTGTTGGCGGATTGATTCTTCTGTGGGACGGCTTATCTGACGCATGGAATAACGGCGTTAACTGGGGAAATCTGCTCGAAATGCTTGCAGGCACAGCGGCGCTTGCAGGGGGACTTGCAATCGCATTTGGAAAAGTTGGGGCTGGCATCGGCCTTGTAGTGGCTGGCGCAGCAATGATTATTACAGCGTTCAAGGATATTTGTGATAACGGTGCAAATCTCCAAAATACGCTGCTGCTAATTGCTGGCATTATTGCAACGGGGCTCGGCTTCTTCTTCCTGACCGGCAGTGTCATCCCGCTTGTAATTGCAGGCATTGCTACGGTAGTTACCGCTGTGCTTGCGCTGACTGGCAATCTGACCGAGTTTGCAAGAAACCTTAAAGATAACATCCTTGGGGGCATTATCCAGTTTATCAAGGGAGCGTTCACTGGCGACTGGAATTCTGCATGGGATGGTGTCAAAAAGGTATTTAAAGGCATCTGGAATAGCATCGTCATTATTGCCGAAAGCGCGGTTAATGCCATTATCAAGGGATTGAACTGGCTTATCAGCAAGATCAACACGATTAAGTTTACCGTGCCGAGTTGGGTTCCTGGCGTTGGCGGCAAAAGCATCGGCGGGCATCTTTCCTCGCTTTCCGAAGTACATCTTCCGCGTCTGGCAACCGGCGCAGTTATCCCCCCTAACAAGGAATTCCTTGCTGTACTGGGAGACCAGAAGAGCGGAACGAATATCGAAACGCCACTTGCAACGATGGTTGACGCATTTAAACAGGCTATGGCGGAATCGGGCGGCGGTGCAACTACGGTCGTTATCCAGCTCGACGGTAAGGAAATCGCACGCAGCACCGTGAAGAATATCAACAACATGACGCGCGTGGCAGGTAAGCCCGTGCTGTTGTACTAAGGAGGGGTAACATGGAAGTCCTTATTATCAACGGCACGGACTACTCCGATGCTATCGCTACAAAGGGATATGGGTGGAGCCGCAACGACCTCGACAGCGACAACACGACCCGCACAAAAGATGGGAAAATGCGCCGCGACAAGATCACCACCAAGCGGAAACTAAGCTATACAACGCGCTCTATGCCTCGCGATAAGCTGGCAAAGCTCGATGATGATCTCAATAAAACAACGTGCACGGTCAAGTATCTTGACTTGCACGGAGTTCGAACCAGCACGTTTTACTGCTCGTCGATGGAATGCACGCTCGAGGAAGCGGCGGACGACAATGAGGTGTGGGGCGGCGCGACGTTTAATTTGATCGAGGTGTGATATGGGGCAGACGACAAGTGCGCTGTGGCGCGAGCTGCTTCACAAGCCCGGCACAGAACGAGAGTACAAATTTGACGTTGCGGGCACGGAATATGGCAAAGACGCGGAAGTGTCGCATTCTGTCGAATCGCAGTTGTTTGAAGAATTCGGCATCGGTAATGCCTGCTGCGCAACATTAAAGCTGGCACTGTATGCGGGCAACGTACCGCGCACCGCGACGATCAAGCGTTATCTCAGGCTTGTTAATGGCAGTCAGGCGACTGGCTGGATTCCAAAAGGCGTGTTTTTTACCAACCGCCGTTCCTGCGATGGGGATTACTGGGAGGTTGAAGCATACGACGCTATGAGAAAGGCTGACGTTGTGTGGGAGCCAGAACAGTCGCTTAATTTCCCGATGACTATGCCTGACGCTGTACATATCTTTTGCCAGTTGATGGGCGTGGAGCTGGACAGCCGCACAGTGCTCAATAGCTCGTACACCATCGACTATCCCGCAAACGACTACACTATCCGTAATGAGCTATGTTTTATTGCAGCGGCGCACGGCGGGAACTGGATTATCACCGATGCAGGGAAACTATTGCTTATTCCGCTGTTGTCCATGCCTACCGAGACAAATTATCTCATTACAGAATCGGGCAACGCTATTACGTTTGGAGGGGTGAGGATTCTTGTCTGAAAAATATTACGTCGGCGGCGACATTACGAGTTTTTCTGGCAATGGCAAGTACAAGCCTATCTCCCGCGTGACGCTGCTTGTGGACGATGGAAACAGCCTGACGGCAGGCGATGATACCGGAATGGAGATTGTCGCAAGTTGTCCTCACGCTACGCAGCCAATGGTAAATGCTTTGCTGCAAACCATGAAAGGCTACCAGTATCAGGCGTACGAAGCAGGCGCGGCAAACATCGATCCGGCGGCAGAGCTGGGCGACGGCGTGACGGTTGGGGGCATTTATTCGCTGCTTTCTAAACTCTCTGATGATGGGCGCGGATACGCGGGTATTTCTTCCCCCGGGGAAGCAGAGATGGAAGACGAATACCCAGCTGAGGGGTACATCACACAAGAGTTCAATCGCAAGATTGCCGAAACACGCTCGACTATCACCAAGACCAGCGAGGAGATCATGCTCAAGGTCGAGGGCATCGATGGCAAATACACCGAGGTCAAAACCACGCTGGACGGCCTGACGGTGACAGACGAAAGCGGCACGACCAAGATCAATGGCAGCAGCATCAAGACGGACAATCTGTACGTCGATGCGGCAAATATCAATGGTACGCTGACGGCTGACCAAATTCAGACCGGCAGCATCCGCGTCGGCGATCTCAAGGACGGCTCGAGCTATGCTACGAAGACTTACGTTAACAACAATGCAGGGCTGAGTGCAAGCGAGGTTGACAGTGCTATCGCAACGTACATCGACGAGACGAGCATCACGGCGGAAAAGCTGCGCGGGCGCACAGTCGAATTGTTGGCAAGCAGCAATCAATCCATCGGCTCTATTGAGCTGGCCTACACGACGACCGGCTACGGCATTTCCATTAACACGACGTATGGTGGTATTCAGCTCAATTCCGGTGGCAATATTTATCTTTCTGCCTATAATGGCGCATTTATTACGCTGAGCGATGTTGTATCTCTTGGCGGCGGGCCGCTACTAATTGGGTCGAAGATGTACGGCTCAAGCCTTCCCAGCAATCCACAGTACGGGCAACTGTTTTTCCTCTTGCAGTGAGGTGACACATGGCACGATTTTACTGCACGCTCTCACCGGTGGATGGAGACGGAACGAAGCTCGAAGTCTATGCCAAATTCACGGGAGACGCAGATGATTACAGCTATAAGCGCTCTATTGACGTGCGCGTCATCGGCGTTGGAACATTTGAGTTTACGTCAGCGGAAACGGGCGGCGGCACGAGCACATTTTCCGGCTATATCACGGGACTTTCTCCGGGCACAGAATATGAGTGGGTCTGCAACCTCTACTACTGGAACGGCGATTGGGCAGTCTCCGATTACAGCGACGAGGGCACAGCCACGACGTACAGCGACAGCTCAAGCACTGCCGTATACATCAACAATCAAGCATACACCCCATACATTTACACCAACGGTTGGGGCGCATACGACGCATATGTCTATACCGGCAGTTGGAACGTATCAGGATAGGAGGGATAATGATGGACAAAAACAAACTGCGGGAGCAGATCAACAGCGCATATGCCATGATTACCGGCATCTATGTTAAGGGCAGCGAGGCTAAGCGCATGGCAATGGCGATGCAGAACCTCGAAAATGCCTTTGCCGAGTTGGACAAGCCGGACGAGCCGCCCGCCAAAGAGGGCAAGACGAATCCCGAGAAGGAAAGCGAGGTAACTGATGGCTGATAAAGCAATTTCCGACCTCACACAAGCGTTACAGATTACCAACGAAGACCTTTTCGTGCTTGAGCAGAGCGGCGAGGCGAAGAAGCTGAAAGGCTCGCAGGTCGTGCAGTATGCTAAGGATTCCGTCGCGGCGGAGGTGCAGGGCGTCAAGGAATACGCTGACAGCGCCAAGGCATCGGCTGATGCGGCGGCGAAGGACGCAACCAGAGCGGAGACCGCTGCACAGGGCATCGACGACAAGGTTGCTGCGGCTGACGCTTCCGCAAAGGCGGCGGCATCTTCTGCGGCTGCGGCTGCTGCATCTGCGACCGGCGTCGATGAGAAGGTACAGGCCGCGCAGACGGCGGCGGACAATGCTGCCAAGTCTGAGACGGCGGCAAAGAATGCGCAGACCGCTGCCGCCAACTCGCAGAAAGCGGCGGAGAGTGCGCAGACCGGCGCACAGGCCGCTAAGACGGCGGCGGAATCGGCACAGGAAGCCGCTGAGAGCGCAAAGGACGCGGCGGCGGATAGTTCGACCGCTGCGGGGCAGAAAGCCACACAGGCCGCTCAGAGCGCCGAGGACGCTGCTTCTGCCAAGTCTGCGGCGGAAACAGCAAAGACCGATGCACAGGCGGCGCGCGACGCCATCGGCAACATGATCGTCGAGGCGGTGACGCTTGAGACGGGCAAGCCCGCCACGGTGAGCAAGTCCCTTGTGGACAATGTTTACAAGCTGGTCTTCGGCTTGCCGCGCGGAGGCACTGGCGCTCCCGGCCCGCGGGGTGCACCCGGCAACGGCATTTCCGGCATCGCGCTCAAGAGCGGCACACACGCCCCCGGCACGAGCGACGTCTATACCATCACACTGACGGACGGCACAACGTTTGACTTTGCCGTTTATAACGGTGCGAACGGTCAAGGCGCTGGCGATATGCTCGCAAGCGTCTACGACCCGCAGGGCAAGCATCAGGACGTGTTTAAGTATGTGGATGACGCTATCGGGGGAATCCCCACGCCGGATGTGTCCGCGCAAATCAAGGCGCACAACGAGAGCGAGACGGCACATCCCTACATTCGCGGGCTGATCCCAACAAAAACCTCGCAGCTCAACAACGACAGCGGCTATCTGACGCAACATCAGGATATTTCAGGGAAGCTGGACAAGACCGGCGACGGCAGTAACGTCACGGCGGCGTTCACTACGGCGAGCACCCGCGCAAACATTGCAACGGGCGAGAATCTCTCCGTGCTGTTCGGCAAGATCGCAAAGTGGTTCGCAGACCTCGGCAGTCTGGCGTTTAAGAGCACGGTCGCCAAATCCGACCTTGCAAGCGACGTGCAGACGAGTTTGGGCAAGGCTGACAGTGCATTACAAACAGCTCCTGTTACCTCTGTCAACGGTCAGACTGGTGCTGTAGAAGTAAGTGTTACTCCGTTTATAGTCGCTGTTACATACGACAGCAACCAGTCAAAGTACGTAGCAGACAAAACTCATACAGAAATTGTAGCAGCTATAAATGCAGGCAAGACTTGTGTTGCAACATACGGCGGTAAACTATATGCAGGCGCACAGTCAAATGCATCCAGTTCACTCACATTAGTATTCTCACTTGTACGCGCAACAAATACCGTAAAAACACTGCACTCTTTAACTATAACACCTCAAGATGTTATTAGTCTACAGTCTGCTAATGTGGCGCACAATCCAGTGGGAGCCAGCTTTCCATCAGGCTTGTGGAAAGGATCAGGCACAGATGGACGTGTGGCGGCGGCGGTGGCGGAGACTGATTTTGCCTCCCCCGTGTTCATGCGCAAGGTGACGCTGACCACGGCTGGCTGGAATTCCACCACCAAGCAGCAGAGCGTTACCGTCAGCGGTGTTCTCGCCGACACGACGAAGCAGTGTATCTATCCCGCGCCGGTCGACACGAGCTATGACAGCGCGTGGAACAGCTGCGGCGTGCTGTGCGTGGCGCAGGCGGCGAACTCGCTGACGTTCCAGTGCTCGGAAGTCCCGACCAGCGCGATTGAGGTCTATGTGACGGTCATCACACTGAGCTACAAGGGGTGAGCGGGATGATTTTTAACAGGCCGAGAGCTAAAGCAAAACCAACGACCGTTGACGTTACTTTGTTGGGTACGTTTTCCACGGTGGTAAGCACCCCGAATAATTGCTGCGTAGTCATTGATGGGACGACTTATGTAACGCCGCAAAAGATTACCGTGCCAATCGGGACGGAAATAACGGTGCACGTGCGCGGAAACTCAAAGGCAAATACGTACATCGAGTTTAACGGTACAAAGGTTGCTTCCGGGGCAAACACGACAGCTTCGGGGCATGTTTACACCTTTAACGCGACCGCCAAAACGGCGATTGAGGGGTATTTCGGCCAAACTGGCCCCTATTATATCGGACACATGTCAATTACTATGCCGTGGGACGGCAGCACCAATAGTTAAGTGACAGAAAGGAGCAACACATGAACCTTATCGAAAAAGCCCTCAGATATATATATATATATATCGGCTGAACCATGCGAAAGCAGGGTGGGCGTATGATCGTCAATCCCGTGAGATACGAGAGCGGAAATGGAGCAAAACCCGTAACCGTAACGATGACCGTAAGCGGCAATACAAACTTTTATTATTTCAACCAAGACGGAGAGGTAACCAAGACAAACGACTTTGGGACTGTGCAAATAAATACGCTTGCAGGTTCAATGATTGTAACATATGGATACACTCCCATGGACGTAATAAACGCCACTCGCAAAGAGACAGTAATAAGCGGAGACTGTTATATTTACCTCGTCGACGCCTGACTCCTAAGGAGGTGGCGGCATGATTGTAAATCCGACCACCTTCAAAAGCGGCGGGGAAAAGGATGAATACCAAGTAGAGCTGAGCGGGAGCAAGATCAACGTAAAGATTAACGGGACAACGTATACCAGGGCACAAACGATTACAGTCCCCGCAGGAACGTGGTGTGTCGCACATTATTTGAAAGCCAATAACGTGAATGCAAAGGTTTCATTTAATGGGGAAATTCAGTGGACTGTACCTCCATCGTCCGCAAACAGTTATGCATTAGATTACAAATTCCCTGTATTTCGGGATTGCAAAATTGACATAGAGGAACCGAGCGGTTTTGGGAATGTCTACATCGATATTACTACATATTGATTTTATCACAAAGGAGGCCAACATGGCAGAATTTATCAAAGTTGGCGGGCAGGAGTATCCTGCGACGCTGATCTACAACTACAAAGACCGAAACTGGGACATGCGCGAGACGCAGACGGTGCAGCTCACCATGCCCTACGCGCAGGCGGTGTCGCTGCTGACGACCGGTACGCCGTGGTTCAACGTATTCCGCGAGACGGTGGACAAGCTCGACAATGATGGCAATCCCACGGGCCAGACCGAGGAGGTCGTGACCGAGGAGGACATGAGCGCGTACAGTCTGAGCGGGGCCATCACTGACCATCGTAACGGCACCGTATCTATCAAAATGGGCAAGCCCACGGAATCCGAGAGCGCCAAAGCGACCGTCACCGTCCTTGCGGGTGAGGCGGTCACATACGCCCGCGCGGTGAAGCTGCGCCCCATTATTGAGCAGGCAACGGTCAGCCTGAGCGACGGCGAGGCGGCAAGCGTGCCGGAACTCATCACAGCATGGGCGTATCCCGTCAAGTACAACGAGGGCGACCGCAGAAGCTACGGCGGCAAGGTGTACAAGGTACGCCCCGGTCAGGGTCATACCTCTCAAGCCGATTGGACGCCGGACAAGACCCCGGCCCTCTGGGCGGTCATCGACGCCGAGCACGCAGGCACGCAGGAGGACCCCATCCCCGCAGCGCGCGGCATGGAATACGAGTACGGCAAGTATTACCTCGACGGCGAGGACGGCAAGGTGTATCTCTGCGAGCGCACGGGCGAGCAGGCAGGCGGCAAGATCACGCTGCAATATCTGCCGCACGAGCTGGTCGGGAATTATTTCAAGGCGGTGTAATACGCCGCAAAAAGGGAGCGGGATATGGATAACGCAAAACACTACGATGACGCGGCAATCGCACTGATCGAATCGAGGTGCAAGAGCAACACGCACCGGATCAACGAACTTACCGAACATCAGGTGGCGCTGGATAGGTTGGTGACCTCGGTCGAGGTGCTGGCCACAAAACAAGAGACCGTGGAGGGTGACGTCAAAGAGATCAAGGAGGACGTGAAGACCATCACGGGCAAGGCGGGGAAGCGCTGGGACGGGCTGGTCGACAAGGCTCTCGCGGCGCTGGCGGGCGCGTTTATCGCGTGGCTGCTGTCGGGGGTGGCCTTATGAAGAAGCTGAGAAAGCGGGACAAGTACGTCATCGCGGCAGTGCTCAACCTCTGCTGGTACTGCATTGCGGTGCTCGTATTGACTGCGCATGACAAGGTAGTGCCGGACAGCCTGACCGTCGCGTGGTTCGCCGCGTGGACGGCGGAACTCGGCATGCTGGCGGGAATCAAAATCAAAGGAAAGGACGAATGACCTATGGAAAAAGCAATGCTATCTCAGCCGATGGCTGGCAAGACACAAGAGGAGATTGTTGCCACTCGTGAAAAGGCTATTGCCGCTCTGAAAGAGCAGGGATACGAAATCGTGAACACTCTGTTTACCGATGAATGGTACAGCAGCGAAAGCATGAAGAAGCGTGGCGTGGTGCAAATCCCTCTGTGCTTTTTGGCAAAATCTCTGGAAAACATGAGCCTGTGTCACGCCGCATATTTCTGTCACGGTTGGGAGAAAACCCGTGGTTGCCGCATCGAACATGAAGCCGCCTGCGCCTATGGGCTAACCGTAATCTACGAGGACGGCTACAACGTTTTAGACGAAGGAAAGGACGAATAACATGGAACTGATTCGCAAGAGACTGGCAAACCTGATGAGCGTCAAGAGCATCGTGACGCTGGTGCTGACGGGCGTTTTCGCTTACATGGCCGTCACGGGCAACATCTCGCAGGACTTTATGACGATCTATGCGGTTATCATCGCGTTTTACTTCGGCACGCAGAGCCAGAAGGCACAGGACGTGATCGACAAGGGGGCGTAAGGCATGGCGAGAGCAGAAGACATCCTTGCCATCGCACGCAAGGAGATCGGCACGGTGGAGCAACCGGGCAACCGCCAGAAGTACGGCAAGGCCTACGGCATGGACGGCGTGTACTGGTGTATGCAGTTCGTGTGGTGGTGCTTTCAGCAGGCGGACAAGCATCTCTTTTACGGCGGAGGGAAGACCGCGAGCTGCGGCGAGCTGATGACCTACGCCAAGGCCCACGGCCAATGGGTCACGTCCGGTTATCTCCCCGGCGACGTGCTTATCTATGACTTTCCCAACACGAAGGTCAAGACCGACCATACGGGCATCTGCGAGAGCGTCAGCGGTCAGTACGTGACTGCCATCGAGGGCAATACATCGAGCGGCACGGCGGGCAGTCAGGCCAACGGCGACGGCGTATACCGCAGAAAGCGCAAGCTCAGCCTCGTGCTGGGCGCATACCGCCCGAAGTATGAGGAGGACTACCGCAAAATGCTCAAGAAGCGCTCCGGTCTGGCTGATGCGACGATGGACTACCTCGCCGCTTACAAATACGGCGACGATCTTATCAGGAAACTCGCAACAATGAAGTAAACCGGAGTTGGAGCGGACGAAAAAGCAAGGAAGGAGCGGGCGGCGAAAGCCCACGCGCAAGCGCCTCTGCAAGCCCTACACGGGCATGAACAGTCAGCACAGGTCAATCCGCGCGCAATTATCCTCTATGGCCCCCAAGCGAGCCGTGGCGCATATCTTATCGTTTGAGCTGCCGCCTGACGAGGCGGCGTGCCTCATCGAGTGCGATGTTCGGCGGAAAAGCTGCGTACAGGTCACGGACATGTTGCACGTCAGCGTTGACGGATTGGCAAAAATCAGGCGAAGAGCGTATACAAAAATTGCAAACGGGCAAGAAAAAAGCACCGACGGTTAGTCGGTGCTTTTCCCACTTTGTACTTGTTCTAAATTATATTTCAATCCACGGCGGCGGGATCGCGCCGCTCCGAGTATGAGCGCCTCTCATACTCGACATCATCAATGTACCACGCCGGGTCGCAAATGTCAACCTTACATTTCCGGGTGCGCGCGCCCAAAAGCTACTCCGTCATCATAGGCGGCTTTGAGCAGCGCCATTGTTTCGCCGATCTGCTGTGCACTGTACATATCCCACCACTCCGCCGGGATGCGTTCCACCAGCAAGTGCATGGTTGTGGGGTACCTGCGCCATCCGCTGTATTCGCACGCCTGCTGGACCTTCAACTCTCTGCGGCGCTGCTCGGCGGTCGCCCCCTCGTAGGCCTCGCGGGTGAAAATATCCTTTGCCTTGAGTTTTTTGACCGCGGGCGTGATATCGTCCATGCGGCAGGAGAAGATCTCCGCCATCTTTCGCAAGGTGTCCGCACTCGGATTCACGGTGCCGCGCTCCCAGCGGGAAATGTGGTTCTGTGCGACGCCCAGCGCAGCGGCGAGCTGCGCCTGCGTCATGCCAAGCTCTTCGCGATATTCCTTGATCGTCATGCCGGATTCTCCTTTACCACTGAGCCTTTTTAGGCTCCCAGTTGTAGTCACCGTCGTTCCAATGCGCCACGAGTTCCTCTGCCATCTTGATGGCTTCAACATAAGTCTGCGCGGCGTACACAACGCCGCCGCTGGTGGTGACGTCGCAACCACCGTTTACGATCTCGCCCAGGTGCCCGTCTTCAAAAACTTCGTGCAGGACGCTGATGGATGCGGTGGCGGAATACTCTCCGTCGCTTGTCGTGTACGTCTTTTCCGCGACCGTCTCAGAACCGGTGGGGATCTCGACGTTTGCCATGGCAATAATCATCTGGATATCGTTCATTTCATTTACCTCCTGGGCTGCGCCCCTCTTGTTGATATAAATATGCCATATATGGTATAATATGTCAAGCACAAAATCGAAGTTTTTGAGAATATTTTCGCGGCAAAATACGGGCATTTTACGGACGCTTTTGAGCGTCCGTTTTTTTGTACCATATAAACAACAAAGGAGGTGCGGCGATGTATGACCGACTTTTAGCTTTGGGATTTACCGAGCAGATGGCGATGGACATTTTGGCGCTGTTCCCCGACCCTGACGAGCTGAGCACTTACGTCTATTTTGCAGAGCTTTTCCATGTATAGCTATTTCAACCCAAATCCAGCCGGGCGGAATGTATCAGATTGCACCGTGCGCGCAATCTGCAAGGCGACCGGGAAGGACTGGGGCGAGGTCTATTTGTCTCTCTGCATACGAGGATACTTAGACGGTGACTTGCCCAACGCAAACGCGTGCTGGGGCGCGTATCTGCGATCCTTAGGATACCGGAGATATATCATGCCGGACACCTGCCCCGACTGCTACACGGTCGGTAAGTTTGCTGATGAGCACCCGCGCGGGACGTATATCCTCGCGCTTTCTGGCCATGTCGTGTGCGTTCAGGATGGGACAATCTATGACAGCTGGAACAGCGAGAACGAAATCCCACTTTATTACTGGGTAAAAGGAACGGAGGAATGAACATGGCATATCCCTATTTCAGCCCCTATTATCCGCAGCCGATGCCGGACAACCTCATGCAGATGCGACAGCAACAGATGATGCAGCCCATGCAGCAGCCCATGTCGCAGCCAGTGCAACAGAACCCTATCGCGCAGGGCGGCGTGCAGTGGGTAAGCGGCGAGCAGGAGGCAAGGGGTTATCTCATCGCGCCCAACTCCGCTGTGGCGCTGTGGGATTCTACCGCGCCAACTGTGTATCTCAAGCAGGCGGACGCAAGCGGCAAGCCGACGCTTAAAATTTTCGACCTTGTAGAGCGCGCGGAAACGCCACGCACAGCTCCGCAGGAAAAGGGCGTGGAATTTGTCACCCGCAAGGAGTTTGACGCGCTGGCGGCGCTTGTGGGC